TTAACACTGTAAGTCCCTTTCTTTAGCCTCCGAGATAAGCTTATCGAACATTAATATCAGTTCTTTGCTTGCCATAGCTTCTTTCGCTCCGGCTTTTAATATTTCCAGCTTTTCGCTGGTTTTCATCGCAGTATTTTCCTCGATATACTGCTTTATTTCCTTTTTCAATCGCACCGGCACACGTAAAGTTGTACTAGGCTCTTTACGGATACTTCCAGGCTTGCGCCCTCTTTTGCTCATATTATTTACCTCCTATTTTTATTTATAAAGCCATTCTAGCTTTGCATTCTGAGCATCATAGTCAAAATGTAGATCAACCATTTTTATAACATCATCTTTATGGTTGCCCCATTTAATTAATAAATCCATGACTTGTTGTTTAATTTTCGCTTCCTCCGTTTATTTTATTTTTTAATTGATTGCCCTGCGACACTCGTTAATAAAATCAAGTCGCAGTCTCGAATTGCAATTTCCAATTCGAAAATTATCAAATATATCAATAATTTTTTTGTTATAATAAGTTCCAAAATTGGTATTTGCTACGAGGGTTTCCCATTCGGTGTGTTGTTTAGCTGATTTGATATTGTTCCATTTTTGGAATATTTCATTAATTTTAACACCATTATTAATGTTTTCCACAACCGTTAGTTCCATTTATATCTTCCTTTCTATTTTATTGCTTATTTAGCCTCATCAGTTACCGCATCACGGTAATACCGGATTGCTCCGGTTTCGGCCTAACAAATAATAAGCTCATATTTTGGAATATCGTAATGTTCTCCATTTCTGTATTCTGCCAAAGCATAGAAGCTCTTCTCTCCGTGATATATTTCTGGTATTCTGCAATCGTTACGCACGCATCCTGAACTGGTAGAAATAACCTGTCCATTATTTCCAGGCGTCCATTCTCGCAACCCTCTTGAAATTAAATGCGCTGCATTTGCATCTTTTGTTATATATATTTTATAACTTGAATTATTTTCCATTATTTACCCTCCTTATAAATTTCAACCTTTTGTTTTATTTTACTTGTTTGCCTCATCGGTACCCGCATCACGGGCAGACCGCCGGAGCGGTTTCGGCTTAACCCCAAAGCAATATATATTGACAACCAACCACTGAGTAAAAATAATCATCTATGCTAGTATTTGGAGCGTTATGTGATATCCAGTCCTCCATGTCCTCATATGCCCTAATCTCAACGTCTTTTAGATCAATTAGTGGATATTCTTCTGCATCTTCGAATATTTCCATAATGTCATCGTCCACTATAGTTATACCGTCTGCATCTCCTGTTGTTCCCCTGGTTGTTAAGTATGTTGTGTCGTTTCTCATTCCGTGTATTTTTTTCATAATTCAAACCCTCCGTTTGTTTATTTGGCTGATCAACTCAACCATAATAATATTGTACCACCTATTTTAATTAATTGCAACATTTAATTAAAGCTACAAAACCAATAATGAGTAGGCTTGCAACGTACCAATAAAACAAGATATGTATTTTATGTTGCAAATAATTACAGATAATACCATATCAGTATAACTACTATTAAAAACTAGGGTAAAACGAAGCTAAAACTCAGTAGTATTACTATATTTTTAATAAAACTTGAAAATACCGCTTGACTGTGCTATTATGGGATATAGAATCGCGCTGAACAGACTGGCAACTGCCTTGTGAGCGCAGCGAGGCTCAGTAATATTGTTATCGTAATATAGTATATTAATTAGTAGGTAAGGGTAGATAATGACTGCCAAAGTTGATAGATATATACAAAATAAACTAGAGGGCATGACTAAAAAAGGCGCTGCAATTAAAGCGGGTTACTCCCCTAACACCGCAATCGCACCTGGACAAAAGATCGAGTCCACAGAAGCTTATCAACGTGCTTGTGATAAGTATCTCCCGGATGATCTGATATATCGCAAGTTGGTAGAGGGATTGGATGCTACAAAGGTAGTAATCGCTCAAAAGGATGGAGTGATAACCGATGAGCGAGTGTATGCCGATTACAGTACACGGCATAAGTATGTAGATAGTGCGCTTAAGATCAAGGGTGATTATAAGGTAGTTGAGCAAGTAGCCCAGGATGACGATATCGAGAGCCTCAAAAAAGAGATCAGGGAGCTGGTTGCCGAAAATGGATTCCACGATGACCCCATGGATAGTGTATCAAGTGGTCAATAATGCTCAAAAATACGGGATTATATCAACATACTACACTACACATAGGTTTTAGCCATGACAGAGCTATCCCAATTAATATTACTACGTGATAAATTACGTAAGTTTTCAGCTTATAAGAAAAATAACGCGTTAGATTTTTCCCAGACACATACCTATATAGAGCAAGACCGGATCAAAACCGAGATTCTGGATCGTATCACCACAGGTAAAGGCGCAAAGATATTTGTCGTATGGGCTGGTAATCGTGCTGGCAAAACGGAGATAGGTGCAGAGATAACATGTAGCATATTTGATAGTGTGCCAAAGGTGCGTATTGCTTGCGGTACTGTTGAAAGTAAGCTATCCATAGCAGTACAACAGCGTAAAATTGATAAGTTGCTGCGTAAATCTAAGATCAAGTATGGTGACTATCAACCAGAGAGAGGCTTCAAAAACTCGATAGTTACAGGTAAGCAAGATCAAAACATGTTGATGCGTACTTATGCACAAGGTCGTGAGGCGATACAGGGGGATGATGTGGATTTCTGGTGGCTGGATGAAGAAACGCCATGGGACTTTTTTCAGGAGGCACTGGCCAGAACCGCTGACCGTAATGGTGTTATTCTGCTAACGTTCACACCTCTAATGGGGTATACTAGGCTAGTTAATTTTTTGCTAAATGAAGATAATCCACTGATTAAGCGATACAACCTATCGATCCTAATGAACCCATTCATAACGCAACAAGCCAAAGATGATTGGATAGCAAACGTAGACCCTGACGAGATCATATCCAGGGTTGACGGAAAACCCCATATGAAAGAGGGGTTGATCTACAAAGAGTACAACGATGCCCATGTTATTGACCGGTTTGATTATATGCCACTGGTCAGGCAAAACCTAAAACGCTGGGAACTATCCGAAGGTATCGACCCACACGAGAGAACACCTCACCACTGGCTACGCTTTTTGTATGATAAAGAGAATGACGTGATCTATGTGGTGGAAGAAATCAAGGCGCCAAAAGAATCCATGATAATTGAGGATTTCGCCCGGTTAATCAAGATTACACGCAATAAGGTTATCCCGGCATATTGCCAGATAGATACTAGCTCGATGAAGCCCGATGTTATCACCAAGCACCCGGACGAATTGCAGACTGATAGCAATACTGTTCGGCGTGAGTTTTCCAGATGTGGAATTGATACGGTACTAGTTGCCAAAGATAATGCTCTGGGTATCGGACAGGTAAAATCCAGGCTCAAAATAGTTAAGACTGTTACAGGTGAGATCAAGCGTATGCCTCAATTGTACGTTTTTAATGATCTATCAGGTGTGCGCTGGGAGTTTAATAGATATGCTTGGAAAAAGTTTCAATCGGAGAAAATGAGCGAAGGGAAAGAAGCCCTGAACGAACCGAACAAACAGAACGATCATTACATGGATATATTGAAATATGAGTGCATCAAACGTATGCCGAAAAAAGATATTAAGCAGGATAATGTGATAGAGGATATAATAATTGATAGGATAGGATACTAATCATGAGGCGTAGTAGCAAAATATTATCGATATCTACGAACATTCATAGCATTAAAATAAAAAAGATTTCTCACAACAAAAAAGGGATAACCACAACAAATAAGGTATATACTGCAACAGTAAACTTTACGCTTAACTGAAAAAATAATTTGATAATTAACGTAAATCGTGTATGATTAATAATAGATTGGGTATAGATAGGATTGATTATGGAGTATAGCCAGGACACGCAGAAGCCAGAAAAGCTCGATGAGTTTGAGAAGTATCGACAAGCTATCGAGCTTTTCATGTCACGTAAACAAACTTACGCAAACCAACGTAAACCTTTTGAGTCGGTTTGGGTCGATTGTATGAAAGCCTATACTTGTGATCGTGATCTAAAGCGATTATATGAGGGTAGAGCTAAGATCAACATTCCTATTCAGCACTGGAAAACAGAAGGTATACATGCAAGAGTACAGCGTATACTTTTTAACGCTACCCCATATGGCCGGATCGAGACTAAGAAGAATCAGAAAGTTGAGGAAGTTGTGCCGGAACTATGGAATAGGTACATATTCGAGCATCAACTAGACGAGATTGACTTTAAAGAAAACTTCAAGGTACACGATAAAGACCGGGATATCCTGGGTACAGCAGTTGCGAAGATCCCCTACGAGTATGAAACTAAGATGTTTAGTATGTTCGATGATGAAGAGCCGGAAGAGATCGCAATCAAGGACAATACATACTTTCGACCGATCTTACTAACAGAGTTTTACACAGATGTTAATAAGTCCAATTTACAAGAGTCCGAAGCCAATATACATAGTACGTCTATTAGTTTTCAATCTCTCTGGAAAAATAGAAAACGCAAAGTAACAGAATCCAAAGAAAAAGAAACCACAGATGATCAGGGCAACACTTTTATTATCACAGAAGAGAACACAAAAGAGGTCGGAATGTATCATAACCTTGAGTTATTACAATCTCTAGGCGATGGAGTAACCGCCGAACAAGCCGAATATATGAGTTTATTGGGCTTAACTGGAGACAAAGGGAGGGCGTTCCAAAAGTCACTAGAATCTATCAAGAAAACAGGATTTGTTAATGTTGATGAATGTTATGGATTGTTTGATATTAACGATGATGGGATTGAAGAAGAAGTCGTATGTTTGATTGCCGAAGGGTGTATCTGCATTCGACTGGAAGAGAATCCCTTTAAACATAAGAAATATGTAAGGCCGTTTATTGCTGGTAAGTACATCAAGCTAAAAAACTGCTTCTATGGTCTATCTAAAATCATGATAACTATGGATTTACACATGGAGCTTAATGCTTCACGTATGCAAGCAAGTGACGCAAAGACTAGAGCGATCCGGCCTATGCACTATATCAATACCGATGCCAATATGATCTGGGATGGGATATGGCGTGGTGATGGTATTATCCGAGGGCAAGGTAATGCTCAGACCGCTATGCAAACGATTATTAATCCCGGCTTGCAGGGCATAGGGTATGAGGCTTCTGCAATAGCTCAGACTGATATGGATCAAGCGTGGGGGCTATCTCCAGTGCAAGAGGGTACAAGCGATTCCAGCAAGATACCAAGTACAGCAAGAGCCACATTAGCAGTTATCAGTCAGAACGATTTACCATTAAACAACCTAATCGAGCAGATTTCAGAGGATGAAGTAAAAGTTTTCTTTGAAATGTTATACGAACGCAATATCCAGTTTAAGACGGTTGATGATTTGCTTGTCGTGTGGAGTGAAGAAGAGCTAGCAACCAAGGGATTGATCGAAGTTGATGAATCGCAGAAACAACCGGGACAACCAGCAAAAGCCAAGTTAGATATGAACGGCAAGGTTATACCAAAAATACAAATGAAGAAACTATACTTTGATGCTAATTTCAAGGTTTTAGGAAACATGGAGCTTAATAACGAGGTTGCAACACAGCAAGGGTGGATTAATTTTATTCGTGAGGTTAAAGATAACCCGACAATTGTTAAGCGTTTGAAGTGGAAAGAAGTTATGAAGAAATA